AGTTGAGATTGGAAATACTTAATGTCAGTAAGTTCTCCGAGGTTCTGACCACCAGGCAGTGTAGTAATTTCTGTACCACGACCACCTTCTCTACGAGGTAACCAGAAGTCCTCAAGCATACTCATATGCTTTTTGTCATCACGAATCTCACCAGTGTTTGAATCGTAAACAAGTTTATTTCTATAGCGAGACATTACCTCACGAAGGTATTGTTCTGCTTTAATCTTAGGAAGATTGCCTACATCAATATAGAAAATTCTACGCTCAGGTGCTCTTGACAAACGGTAGATAACAATGCTATCTTCAAGCATTCTAAGTTGATTCAAATACTTGATTGCTTTATGAAGATAACTTAAAGTAATGTTTCTACCTTGATCTGTAACACCAGAGGTAACAGAAGAAATTGCATCTTTTGCAATTTTAATTCCTTGGTTAGTATTATTGATTCCTTTGTTATTATAAACGTAGAACTCTGTTACTTTGCCGTAGTCATATTTCATGAACTGATCGGCATCTACAGGAGGTTTCTCTACAATACGAACCTTTTTAATTTTGAGAGGATCAATGTAGCGAAGTTCAAGAATACCTTTTGATGGATCTTGAAGATCTATAACTTTATGATAATAAATTCTTCCGTCAACATACCAACGTCTGAAAATTTCGTGTGCTGATTTGTCAAAATCCAATAAACGTTTGATGTGTTCAAACTCTGTTCTAATTGCATTTTTGATTGATTCTGATACTTCAAGATTAGACAACTCTACTTCTACTGGAGTGTCATCTTTATCAGTTACAATCGCTTCGTTTGTAATATCTTCAATGGCACTATCGACTTCTGGTTGAAGTGCCATCTCTCTATAGCGACGAATGAGATTAATCTCATCACGCTTCTTAGTATCATCAAGATCTACATAATGACCAAACCACCCCCCGTAAGGGGTGATGGTTGAGGTGGCATCGTTATCTGTAGGTGGAACAGGGGACGAAGCACCCTTCGCCCCCTTCTTGAGATCCTCATCCTTAATAGAAAATCCAAATAGTTCTGCCATTCCAAATATAAGTGAACCGTTGTATACTATTTAGGTGATCAAGCAAAGTCCGAAATGTTAGTCAATTCTTCAGTTTGATCAGTATCTCCTGCATCCATGTACTGGTATTGGAATTCAACATCAAACTCTTCAATAGCATCATTGCTATCATAAGCAAGGTTGATTGCACCAACACTAGTTGGCCAAGCACCTACAAGTTTGTAAACTCTAATAGTTTTATTTCTATCAGAATCTCCACCAGCATTTGCATCATCAGAATTTTTTGATTTCTGTCTTACAAAAATATCTTGGAAGTATGCATCAAAACCATCTGCTTCACCAAAATTCATGGTTCCAAGGTTTTCGTCAACTTTGTTACCATAGTTGATCCACTGCTCAAATGCTGCTCTAAGATTGAAGTCAGCAGTATTGTAGAAAGTTGCAGTCCATGCTTCAAATGTTCTGTCTCCAGGAATCTTTAAAAAACGACCTCTGAAAGGAACTTCAATGAGACCTTGTGAATGACCAGGAAGTGCTGCAGATCTGCAGAGAAATTTACTATCTCTAGTTAAATTTGCATCTCCAACTGATCTTGGAAAATTAATTTGAACCTCAAATAGGTTGGGGCGAACCCCACCTTTTAACTTACTTTTAAATTGATTAATGTTTGCCATTTTTTTAGTATCTCCCTGGTGTTATTTATCTTGCAATTACTTCAGAGAACTCGATTCCAGTTCTCGTAGCAATAAAGGTCAATGTAACAAAGTTGATAGAACGTGCTGGTTGTACATAGATTTCAGCAACAAACTCATTATTGTCAATCACGACTGGAGTGTTGTTGGATTCATCACATACAACTAAGTAATCATATACACCTCTTCTTGCCTGAACATCACGAAGGAATGGTTCAACAATTGACTTGAAGATGCTTCTTGTGGTTTCATCATTAATTTCAAACAGTTGTGCTTTTGCCGCTTGCTCAATTGCTCTTTCCAGAACCAGGAACAGTTTGCGAACGTTAATTCTATCAAATGCAGATGGGTTGGAAAGTGCGGTCTTATCACCGAAGAGAACTGCACCTTGTCCAGGGAACACTGCAATTGGATTTACTCTATTTGCATAAAGTTCATCTCTATCTGACTTGCTTGGATTCCATGCAAGTTTTGCTACATTGCGAATTCCACCTCTGCTAAATCCAGCAGGTGAGAACCAGGGTTCGTTTCTAATGGTTGTATCAGCAACCAGACCTGCAACATCAGTATTGCAAGGAATGTAGCGATAAACATCATTCCAACGGTCATAAACATACTTATAGTTGGAATCAAATACTAAGTAAGAATTGCTTCCAATTGGTGCATAAAAATCTTTAATGTTTTTGACAACTTGTGCATTAGACAATGTAGTTCCAGATTCTGAAACAATATTTGACTTGTGTGGAGAACCGAAAGCAATACAATCTTTTCTTCTAGCAGCAATGCCAGCAATGTGTGCCAGTTTTGATCTGCTGTCTGCCTCTAAAGGCATTCCAGGACCCATGATCAGATAATCAATACTTACAGTTTCTAAGTTTTCAAAAATATCATACGCTGAATTAATGGTCGAAATATTAATATTATAAAGACCATTAGAAAGAGTATTATAATCTTGTCCTCCAGTCAGTGAATAGGAAAGACCACCCTTTGGTTCAAATGGTGAAGTTTTTTCTTGGAATTCAAAGTTGGTATCGCCAACATAAACATAGGTGCTTCCAGAAGAAACTTTTGATTTGTAGAAATTAGTTCCACCTTCAGGTCCTCTTGCATTAGTTGCCTTAGATGCAAAAGTGAATACTTCAACGATGCTATTTTTTGCACCAGTAAGTAAACCGTCTTCGTCAACAACTGCTACGTGAACAGCATCTCTAACTGCAGCACTACCGTAGAATGCTTCTGCATCTGCAGTAGCAAGTGGACGAGGTGCAATTGAATTCCAAAGAACACCAGATCCAGGATAAAGTTCTTTTCTTAAGTACCACTCACTTCCATCGTCTACGGAATCTACAGTATTACCTCCAGTTGAACCAATAGTTACCGAATCTTCTGGTGCAAAAAGTTGACTTTGTGCTGGAGATGGAAGGTATGCATCATTTTCAGTTGAATCAACAATGACCACATGAACAACAGTTGCTGAATTAGCACCAGTAGTTACGTCAATAACTTTTCCTTTTTTACTTCCTGAAGAAACAAAAGAACCAATTGTAATATTTGAAACGGTTGATGGTGAACCTGTAGTGAGAACTAATGATTGTCTAGGACCGTTATCAATTGTACATACTCTTAAAGAATTGCCCCATGCACCTGCAGTTCTTCCAGCATACAACCAACCACTAGTATTGCCAGAATACGATGCGGAGTATACTTCGAAGTTATTAATCTTGATTGGATCTGCAGTGATTGTTGCAGTAGCAGTTGCTCTGGTTCCTGGTTCTGGAACTACTACACCTAAACCAGTAAAGGTTGTATAGTCACCAAAGTTTGTAATATTAACGCCAGTTACGATTCCTGCTTGGTTAATATTTAAAGTTCCAATAAGTGGAGTATTTGGTTCTCCACCAGTAACTGATACATTATATGTTGCATTTTGATCATAGTTTGAACCTGAACTATCTACACTCAGTTCTAAACCAGTTGGACCAGTAATAGTAACCGCAGATGGTAGATTATAATTAGTACCACCGCTAACTGAAATTTGAATAATCTGACCGTTTTCAACAGTGGTGGTAATTGTAGCACCAGTTCCAGAAGTTCCTTCAAGAGTTACTGTTGGAGTTGAGGAATATCCAGATCCAGCAACATCAATAGTTAAAGTTCCTTGCAAACCTCCAGAACCATCAAGGTTGTCTGCAGTAATTCTTGCTTCTGCAGTAGTTCCTCTAGCAGCAGAAATAGCAGCAGTAGTACCAACTGGAGCAACATTAACTGTTGGAGCGGATGAAAACCCACTACCAGTGTCTGTTACAACAATTTCAAATACTCTACCGTTTTCATCAATGTTTGCAATTGCCGAAGCACCAACTCCATCTCCAACAATTTCTACAACTGGAGCAGAAACGTACTTGCCATTTGTTGAAGCATTAGTTACTGTGATTGAAGTTACTGAACTACCAACTCTAGCAATAGAATTCTTAAGTGTATCATCGTCTACTCTTACTACTGAAAGAGCACCGCCATACGAAAGATAGTTTGTTGCAGACAACCAATACTCAGCGTTTGCTGCTACTGGTTCTCCAAATGCTGCGATAAGTTCTGATTCTGAACCAACTGTTACTGGAGAACCAATCTCCCCCTTAACAAAAGGAGATGCGAAACCAGCAATGTTTCCATTAGTAATATCAGCTCTTCCGTTTGTTAGGTCTTTCTCCCTAACAACAACTCCAGGTGAGCGTAAAGTTGCCATCTGTGTCTCCGTAAATTATATCATATTTTCTAAATCTATTTATAAATTGATACTCTTTAAACGGGGAAACAATGCATGAACAACCTACCAGTCAGGATATTCCCATTTGTCAAATATTTTACTTGTCATTCTACTGACAGTTACTCTTGTTATTGTACAACTTTTACACTCGTATGAATATGCAGAGGGAAATCCTTTTCTATTTTTTCTAATAAGATAAAAATCATTCAATAAATCTTTTCTAATACCACAAGATCTACATCTCCTTTCTCTGAAGAGTAAATGATCAAGGTCAAACTCTTCATCAAACTCCATTACCTATACTCCCACATATAACTCATGTCGCCATATTCACTAGTATTACTCCAACCTTTTTCATCAGCAACTATCCAAACATTTCCTTGACTATCAATAGTATCATAAGTTCCTAGTCCGTCATCAATGAAACCAAATGGTGCCATATCTTGCTCTACTTGATTCTTCTGTTCGTCGTAGATTCTTTTTCTGACATCATTTTCAGTCATCTCTTTAAAGTAATCTTGAGCACATAACCAAGCAAAGATTACTAGGCACATTGCAAGGTCATCATTACAACCTTCTTCTGCTTCAAATGATTGTTTCTTTTGAATGAATGTAGTAAGTTCGGCAATGATATCATAATCAGATACTAATAACTTATCTGCTTCAATTAACTGCTTTAAGTTTGAGCATCCGATCTTTTTAACCGTTGTGCTCATCTTAACTCCAAGTTGGGTCTTTGCACCTGAGAATCCTTGACCAACTAATTGACCTGCACGACCTCTCATTGCACACATCAATAGATTCTCATTCTCAAGATCATACTGAAGAATAGAAGCAACCTGATCTCCAATGTCATTAACTTCACAAAGAATAAATGCTTTGTTATAGTTAGTTGCTACCCTATGAATGATATTTGGAAACACCATTGGTTTGATGGCATTGTTTCTATAAATTCCTACAACTTTATATGGAACTGTTGTAATATCATATAGAATAAACGCAGAGTAATCATTATTCACACCACGAGAAACGTCAACCGTCATTAGATACTCATGATCTGGTTTTGGATTTTCATAAATTTTTAATCCACCACTATCTTGAATAGGTTGTTCATATGTCATTGTGCGAAGTTTAGACGCTGAAATTAAAGTATCAACCGATCCTAAGAATTCACATTCAAACTCTTGAGTGAACTGACGTTCAGAAGTGTTTGCAATAGTTTGTTTCTTCCATGCGTCATCTCTTCCTGGGACTTGTGACCAATGTACTTCAGTTCTTGTATATTCGTTTCTGTTCAACTCTGAATCATGCCAGAGTTTATAGAACATGTTCATCCCGTTTGGCGTCGAGATGATGATGACTTTTGTGCTTTTACCAGAAGAAATAGTAGGATAAACAGAGGAAAAGAATTGCTCTGCAATATGGTTTGGAATGAAGGCGAACTCGTCGAGGAAGATGATATTGAACGACATGCCTCGGACAGCACTCGCAGATGTAGAAGCTGCCAATATCTTACTGCCATTTTCCAACTCCATGTTACCTTTGTTATACACCACGATACCTTGCTGCAACCAGATTGGCAAGTTCTCGTAAGCAAGTTGTAACCTTCCAAGAAGTTCCCTAGCAGTAGACGCTTTGTTTGCTAGGATACCAATGGTTACGTTGTCATTAAAGATAGCATAATGTAACAGGTAAGAAACCACCGTAGTGGACTTACCTGTTTGTCTTGGTAGTTTTGCAATATTAAATCGGTTCTTGTGGAACCTCCTAATCATATCTTCTTGAAAATCCCACATCTCAAATGGTACAAGACCATGATCCAGAGACACAATTTTAATATAGTTTTTTGCAAAATATACTGGATCTGCCTTACACTTCAAATACTCTTGAATTTGTTCTTGAGTAAAATTAATAGCAACGTTTGCACGTTTTAAGTTAGGATTACCAAGATAGATTTCATTAGGACTCAAACTCATTTCTTTTTACCACCATTCTTTGCTTTCTTTGCTGTTGCGTTCCCCTGATTTTGCTTCTTGTTGTTTGCTGATGCTTTCTTCTTTGCTGCCATTTTGCGTCTCCATATATGCTAGGCGTAGAATATATATGACACAATATAGCGTAAATGCTAGTCCACAACAAAGAAGTATGATCACACTCCAGACAACTTCAACGTCTGTGGATGTACCAAATACCCATGATTGGAACAACGATAAGTGCATAGCATAATGCTCCTAGAGTGTAGGGGTTATTTAGAACCCATGCTGCGATATGTCCCATACATCAATTCCACTTTGGTGGAGTTGCTGGACAACTCATTCCAGGCAGCAGAGTTTTCAGTGGCATAAAACAACCACAAATTTTACATTGCTTTGTGCTTGGTTTAAAATGCTCACATTCAGTGCAAATTTTATATTTCTCGTCAGAAGTCATAATGTTTAAGTACTCTTTAATTATTTATGATCAAACGGATGATCTTCTGTAAGTTCTTTCAATCTTTTCTCCCAGGTATCTCCACTGGTAGATCCTTTGCATGGATTGATACAGGTATCATCTCCAAACTTATTACAAACTAATCCTGCAAGATCATGTGGATCGCCTTCTTTCCCAGTGCCTGACCAATAATGTTGTCCACCAATCCAAGTTGCCCCACACTTGGGACAGGTTTTGGTATCCATGAGAATACTCCGAAAGAGAATATTCTATTTAGTAAGTTGGTATCGTGTTGTTACAATTGTTACTTAAATTATATTAAGTCAGCAATCCCACGCACGAAGGGACTTATTGATCCTTGAATCTGGATCACTCGCTGTCTTCTTACTTGTAAGTTTTTTCTTCATGCCACGCATCCGAGCACAGAAGGACTTTCTTCTCTTGTTGCCCTTCTCCTTGCTGGGTGCTTTCAAGTCGCTCCCAGGGTTCTCCCTCTCGTAGGACTTCCTGCCCTTCTCGTTGAGACCACCTTCTTTGTTCTGACCAGATTTCTTTGTCCATGCTGCACCCTCCTCTAAGTTACAAAATTCTTTAAACGTTAACATTGTTATTATGGGGTTGGATTATCTACGAGAATAATATCAAAGATTGCTCCACCACCTATACCATTTTGAGAGAGAGCTTTTACTTCTAAATCAGTTTTCTCTTCAAATCTCAAAGGAACTGGATAGTCATAATTGAACCCAGAAGCAAATACACCAAACTGACCTTTAACATTAAATGCTCCACCAAAAGGTCTTGCATATAATCTAAACAGAGCATCATTGTTAGCATCAACAGAACCTTGAATTTTCATCAAATATCCTGTCTTGCCAGCAGGGATCGTATATAATGACATCAAAGTTTGACCAGCACCAGCAACAATTACTGCTACATCATTGACACCATTTTTAATTCTAATCTCATCTTGATTAGTTATGCCAGTGTTTGCAGTAACCATTCTTGCACGGAACACTCTGGAGAATTGTGCTACGGATGCAGCACCACCAATAGTCAACGTTTCTGTTACGGGAGCATAGTTTTCATCTAAACCCTGAACCTCTACGGTTCCTCCATTATCATCACCAGTGTGATCTGCAACTGCAGTTACTGTAGCGGCAGCATAGTATGCATAATCTGCTGCCTTATCCCAGATGGTTTGCCAAGAACCAGCAATGGTATCTCTATATCCAAACTTATTGATGTGTGAATATCCAGAAAGTTCTCCTGCTGCAATGGGAATGTTTGCTGCAGAACCGTAACTATTAAGAGGGTTACCATCTTCATCGGCAAGCATCACTACTTCAAATAGTGACGTGCCGTGAGGTAAGTATTCTTGTGTATTCTTATTCCACTGTGCCATGTCTTATCAAGCGAGGTATCCTACTGGTGTTGCCCAAACTTCTTCCGTTACACCTGTTCCAGATGCAAGGAAAGTTTCATCATATTCTTTCTTCATTACAACTCGCTCACCAGCAGCAATCCAAATATTATTTCCATTGCTGTTAGTAATAAGTGCTGGAACTGTATTGGTATTAATTACAGAAACCAATACAGCATCAGCAACAGAACTAGCACCTGCTTGGATATCCACAGATACCCCTTTTGTCTTAAGGATCATTGTACTAAACTTTTATTATTATTTATTATCTAGCAGACCTTGCTTGATCAGTTTAGACAACTCTGCAGTTGATCCAACAAACAGGGCATTATTGTTAGTAACTTTCTGTTTGGACTTTGGACCCTCTTCAAGGTCTTGCATCTTCTGCTGTAGGGCAATCAGTTTCTCAGTGGCGTCTGAGACGCTCTTAACTAACTGTCCAGCGACTTCAAATGCTCTAGGGTGGTCTGTGTTATTTGCCACGTCTAAGATGCCTGAGAGCGCCTCCTGACCCTTCTCAATGACATCATAGAGTTGACTCCTACTGTACTCATAATCTTTTTGAATATCCTTTTCAATATCAACAATCTTTTCAGTTTTCTTTTTTGGTTTAGGTTCTTCTGTAGAGACAATTTCTGTCTCTACATTTAAACTATCTGCAATGCCTTCAAATTCATTCATACGTCTTCAAAGAAAGAAACAGTTTCATTAAATCCAAAATCATCTCCAGATACTAAGAATGAATCATCAATAGTATCAATTACTCCATCATCATTTTTATCTTCAAGTGCTTTAGGTGTTACTTCATATTGTCTGTAACGACCTGGAATATTGAGATCTGTAGATGTATATTCTTTTGTAATTGCTTTTTTGATAAGTCCTGTATCTGTAGTAGGACCGTAAATATAAGTTTTGACCGTAAATGTTAATGTATATACAAGTGCTCTTCTTGTATCAAAATCACCTTCATAGTCGTCATCAAAATTGATGCTGTTTAAAACAATTGGAACATCCTTTATGATACCTGCTTCTTCTACAAGTTTAATACTAAGATTAAACGATGGTTGAAAGAAGGGAACAATTTGTTCTACAATTTGCAAACAGTCATCTTGAGTTTTACTTAAGATGCTTAATTGAAATTCTAGATTATATGGAACAGGAACATAAGTTTTTCTTACTCCTTCTTGATCTTCATTGGTTAAGCAAAATTGAACAGGACTTTGTTTTCTACCTGGATCATAGAACATTCCAGTCATTTCAAATGCTAAACGAGGAAGAGTAATTGCGTTTGGTCTTCCCAGATCAGGTTGTTCTGCTAAACGAGCAAGAAACTTTTGACGAGGACCATATGCCAGAGGAACTTTCATTCTTTGATATACTGATCCATCCTCATTGAATTTGCGAATTTCAATGTTGTTAAAGAGTGTGCCAAATCCAACAACACACTTTCTAATAATTTGATTATAATGATATGTACCTAACATAACTATGTACTCCTTTTACCGTATTCTCCAAATGGGTTGCGCTCTGTAAAATCTAAAATGTCATCACCAAGTTTTTCAAACTCAGAGTTGTCTGCATATGCATCCTTAATGTCAAGTTCATCAAAGCTAGAAATATTTATAGTGAAACCAGATTCTTGCCCAGTTAAAGTTTCTCCAATCAAATAAGTACCTTGATTTGATGCGCCAGTTGGTGCCCTTAATTCAATATATTTTTGTGGTTCATTCCAAGCATTAACAAATGCAGTAATACCATTTATACTGCCAACTACTTGCTCTCCAATTGTTGGTTCTCCTCCAATAGCGGTGTAGTAGTATTTGACTACAAATCCTTCATCTTCTTGAGTTTGGAATGTTCCATCTGCAGTAGTTTCATTTTGATATTCATACAACTCACACTTAAGTTTATATGTAAATAATTTACCAAATTGATAAAATGGTTCTTCATGCTCGACAAATTTAATCTCAAATAGATTATCAGATAGTGGGAAGTATATCAGATCTCCTTCTTGAGGTCTAGATGGTACTTCAACAAATTCTATTTGAAACATCTGACTTGAAATGAAATCTTCAAATAATTGACGAGATATTGTAAGGGTAATTTCATCTGAAGATCTAATGCCAAACTTAGATAAAATATCACCACCACCTTGAAATCCTTCAAAATTTTCAAGATATGCTTGCATCATAAATGAATCATCAAATTCAGAAACTAATGCTTCGTTGAGGATATCATCTTTTATAATTAATTTTCTTGGAATATAAAGAACGTCTTGTCCAAACATATTAATAAACTCATCTACTAGCGATTGTTGTAGTAGTTGTTCGTTCCTAGTTCCGTGTCTAAAGTATGTTGACTTTGCCATTTTATCCGATCATGTCCAGAGGTGGAAGTTCATAACGAGATGTCATGTCAAGTTCAATCTGTTCCAACTCTTTGGTAGCATCATCATATAA